GTTACTAGCAGGTAAATCTATATTTAATGGTACAAGAGGTTGGCTAGGCATTAAACTACCACCCAATCACCTTCAGCACCGTCATCTGCTGAGTCATAGTGAGATTTATCTCTTGATATAGCAGTTGCTAGATAGTCATTGTATTTTTTAGTTACTTCATCAAACAACTGACCACCATCTTCACCTCGTTCAGATATACACCTAGCCCACGTTCCGTGCATTATAGCAGTCTCAGCACATGATAAAACAAGAACACTAATATCAGTAGTTAAAGGTTCTTGTGGATTATATGCCCAACATGTAAAGTCATATACTGTATCTGGTACTGGATATAATTCTATAATCATATCACCTTGATTATCATACCCTCTAGTTCTCCAGTAGGAAGGTAAGGACTGTTGTTGTGTTCCTAATTTAGTAACTCTATTAAAGTACTTATCAGACATGTTCCGTAATTCGCTATCTGAAGATGTATTGTATACTCCTAGAATCTTAGTTCGTTCATTACTAGCGTCTTCTGTGTCGTATCCTTCTACTTTAGTCACTTGGAATAAGTTACCATCTGAGTCAATTACAGACAGTGCTGTTGATGTTATATCAGCGTTACCTAGATTATATAATGACTTTCCAGATGTAGTACTAAAATTAAGTTCTGTTCTTAGTTGACTCCATGTCCACGCACTTTCTACTTCTTCTTTAACATCATTAAGAAACTCACCTACCATAGCTGCATATGGAACATCTGCTATGTTTTGCGAAGCAGTTAATTGATCTTCTCTTAATCGTAGAAGTATCTTATTTACTACTATCTGTTTTCTGGTAACATTTGTTGCCATTAGTAAAACCTCTTTATTATTGCTTCCATGACATTAGATTTTGTTGATGGTATAGGTACAGGTATTTCATAATTTTCACAGAACAATATTGATTTAACTAAGTTCATGTTTATATCTAGTATATTACCACCGTTTTTCTTTAATACAGTTAAAGCATGTAGAGCATCTACTACTATAGTAGTACCAAAATAATCTACTTTAGCTGTACCTTCTTTCAATTCTTTTACTGCTTCTTTCTTTTTCTTCTTTACTACCATGACATATTTCTCCTATGGGGATATGTATTATTAAATAAGGGGAGAAAGTCTCCCCTATTCTTTTACCAACTTGGACTTGCTACTAGTATCTTCATAACTCCTGCATTAAGTGCATCTGCTGCAAACTCACCTTTGTCTGCTTGTATATATACAGACACAACATTTGCTGCTGTTACTGCACACAACATAGTTGCTTGGTCAGTTCCATCACTTAAATCTACATTTATACTATGTGCTACTACAACATCACCTAGCGAAACGCCGGGAACTGCTAAAGTTACTGTAGCTGTATCATTGGCTGCTATTGCATCTTGGTCTGCCCAAGTTGCTGTTAGCTTCCACATCTGTCCACCAAACGCACCACCGAATTGCTCTCTGCCTTGTACAGCAGAATTGAGTGTTAACGTATTAGCCATTACTCATACCTCCTATTAAAGTGAGGGGAGTATTACCTCCCCTCTATTGGTTATGCAGGGACTACGAAAGCCAATGCAGCGTCATCACGCATTTCACCAACACCATAAAGAGTATCAGCAGTAAATAAATCACCAAGCCATTCTTGCTTGTATTGTGATTGTGTACGTACAGATAGTTGTTCTACGTGAACAAATGCCGATTTGTGCAGTAACATACCTGCTCGGAATGGAGTATCCGTAGGGCTAGATGAGTTCCAATCAACCGTGTGACCTAGCTCATCTACAAATGAAGCACCAGTAGGAGCAGAAGCAGTAAAAGTAACAGACTGAGTGCTAGTCTGGTTATTAACATGAATCCACGGACACTGAGTTGAAACATATACAGGTATTCCATATAAGTCACCAACTAAACCAGTACGAATTGCATTACCATCAGATAACTCACCAGTAAATGCTTGCTCTGTAAATCGTGAAAGACCTAATAGGTTATTCTTTTCTACAGGAGGTATAATAAAATAACGCTCTGACATTGGAACATCATAATCATCTAATGTCTGAACCATTTTACGAATACCTACATCGGCAAGTGCTGTACCATTACCAGTACCTGAACCAGCAGCACCAGAAAAGTTAGTTGATCCATCGTTACCTATTACTGCTTTTTCGTAGGAGTTTGTTGCTCCTGCAATAGAACCAGCATTAACCGATGCACCTAGTAATTGTAAATCTTGATCTACTTGTTGAGCAAGTGAATAACCTGCATCATCTGTGTAGAATCTACGATAACTATCTATTGCTTGAGTAGCTGTAATATCTTCAATCAATCGAGAGTACTCATAGTGTTTGTTTATAGTAACATTAACATCACTTTCTGTGTCAGCAATTAAAGTTACTTGAGTTTGTGCAGCTTTTAAAGATGCAGCCCCTCTAGTTCCTTTAGGAATGTTTAATGTATCGCCTTTCTTACCACTATGGGATATTTTAGTAACTAAATTAGCTACTACTAAGTTGCTTTTAAAAGCACCTATAATTTCATCACTCCATATCTCAGGTATAAATTTATCCTGAGTAGTATTAGTGACATGATTTGAACCTAAAGCCATGATATATGTCTCCTATATCGTTATCGAACTCTACCTTCTACGTAGGCTTGTCTGATTTCATCAGCCATTTCCCAGTACTTAGTCGGATTTTGAGTTCGTAGATTAATTATTTCTTTTCGTTTAAATACTTTTGTACTAGTTTGTCCTGAACTGCCTGATTCAGTTGTCATATCAGCAACACGACTTTGAACATTACGTTCTTTATCATCAATAGAAGCTGTAGATACCGTTGGGTTCTGAGCTTTATAGTTAATAAGTAGTTCGTCTGCTGCTTCTAAATCTAGGTTATTGTTAGCACGACTATACAAATCCATACGAACATTTGATGAATTTACCCAATCGTTAAACTCTGGAGTTGCGACCACTTCTACAAAATCAGGGTGCTTACTTTTTAACTGTTGTTCTACAGAGTAGCTATCAGCTTTTGTAAGTTTATCCGTGACTGGTTTTAGACGTTGGTCTACCAATTTACCGATGGATTCTATTGGGTTATCGTAGTCAAATTCGACAGGTTCATCTACTTTAGTAGGCTCTGCTGTTTTTGAATCTAACTCACGTTGTACTAATTGGTCAGCTAACTTCCTCGCATTACCGAGTTCTTGTGCTTGCTTACCATATGATTTTTCAAGTTCGCTATAAGACTTTGCTACATCTTCAACAGACTTGTTTTGAAACTTAGAAGGTATCTGGTAATCAGGCTTCTCAGGTTCAGTGTTAGTATTTTTATTTTCTTCTGGTGTAGATTCTTCTACGTATAAATCACCTGTTGCAGGTTCTGTTTCATTTACTATTCTATCTTTATCTTTGTTGCTCATTTTTATATGCTCCTATGTGTCTTTTATCCCATGTAGCTGCTGCTGTAGGGAAGTCACCTGTTACTCCTTCCAACACAAACTGAGGTGAGCTTATAATAAATCCACTTAGTTTGTTACAAACTGGACAGGGCTTTGGTGCTTGTCTGTCGTTCATTTTACATGTGTAAGTAAACTTACCATGCTCCTTACATCTATACTCATATATCATTCTTCTTCTTCTTCTTCAGTTTCTTCTACATTTTGAGTCATAGATACTTCTAAATTTAGTACCATATCTAATACATTAACTGTACCGTTTATTACACCTGCTTTAAATTCAGTATCTATTTCATATGGTGCTTTAGTAACTACTGCATCTTTATATTGTTGAACTGTAGTTAACCATTCTTTCCAAATAGGTGTACTAAACATTTCAGTATATCGTTCATATATCTCTTGTTGGATCTTGTCCATTCATAACTCCTTGTGGTTGTGCTTGCATTTCTGCTTGTTGCTGCATCATTGCTTGCGCCTGTTGTTGTTTTTCTTTATCAGTTAGCATCATTTCATTTAATAATTGTAGCTCATCCGCAAATCCCTTACTGCGTACATTTTCTGTTTCTGACTCTGCTTTTTCTGCTTGAGCTAGATTAAGTACGCCCTTAGTCTTCTTGAATACTGCATCATTTTTAGCAATGAACTCCTGAGTTTCAGCTTGTCTCCGTGCTGCTTCTTCTTGTGTATTAGGTTTAGGTTGCATTGCTTCTTGTAGTTTCTGATCAATCATTGGAATCATTTCTTCTCTATTAGAAATAGTACTTAATTGATACAGTGACTTAATTAGCATCCAGTATCCTACACTGTCAGGCTGAGTTGTATTAAGTAGTTGTACTATCTGTTGTGTTTCTACTTCCCTTGCCATAATGCCAAGACTAGAATTAACAACAAAATGTAAATCTACCAGTGGGTACTTGTCGGGGTCAGCTTGCATGTATCTCCAAGCAGACTTTTTAACAAATTCATCTAACAGGTTAACTTCTATATTTAATAGTGTACGTTTGTTTCGTTTAATAGAAGCACTAACTACCATACCCATATTACCAGTTGTTTGATTAGGGTTTTGGTTTCTGGATTGTGCTTGAAAAGCACCTGTTCCCATTTCAACCATACGTTCTAAATCACCTGACTGATTAAAACTAGAAGGAGGTGGTGGGTTAAAGTTAATAGGAGCTATACTTTCTGCTATAGAACCATTAGTAAATATGGTTCTGCCGGGGTATACCTTAAACTTAGTGTTTAAATCGCGAGGTACAAGGCTTGCGTTTACTCCAATCATGGGTGCTACGGCAAAAGCCATCGCGTCAATCCTCGCTCTTAATTCTGCATCTAACGCTTTTTGAGGTGAGTATCCTTTTTCAGCTACTCCTCTTCCCCAAAATCTATTAGGAACTCTATCATGTTGATAAGCTATAATACTTCTATCGTGCATAAAGAATGGATTTTCAATAGCCCTTAACAAAACAGAATCATTTGCTATAGTTACAATAGCTTCTACCATTCCTGCTTCGTCTTCAGGTAAGTCTTGTGTCATTTCTAACTCTTCTTCAATGACCGAACCAATAGGGTCTAACATACTCTTAGGTACTTTACCATGATACTCTGTTATTTTAACCCAATCTTCTTTGCTAGATGGTGTAGTTTCCCCGTAAGCAGAGAAGTTATCATCATCTGAGTAGCTTCCTATCTCTACATTTGCATATATTCCTGACTTTTGTTTAGCTTCTATTTTATGAACATTGCTTCGCATTACATGAGCGCAGCCTATTGCATCATCTATACTTCTAGCTAGTGGATCTATTACAAACTCACGGGGATCTATTGGAATTAACTTAACGCATGGATATAACTTCTCTTCTGATGTTAGCGTTCCATCTTCATTCTGTATTGGTACACGATTCTTACGAGATTCAACTACTACTTTAGCAATACCAGTGCCGTATATAGCACCGTTTAATACTACTTCTGCAATGTTAGCAGGTACTTTATTAATGTCGTATTCTTTCATTAAAGTAGACAAAAACACATCCATGCTTTGTCTTTGTTGTTCATCGTTTATAGTAGTTCTATCTATATCTAACCATTTCTTTTTAGAGAACAATGCTTCTTCTAACTCAGCTACTGTAGCTTCTATAGCTTGTTGTAAAGCAGGTGCAATAATTCTACTACGCTCACTACTTCTAAGTTTATCTTCTGACTTCCAAATACCACGCCATAGCCTGTAGTACTCATCCCATTTATCTTTGTAGTTATTATCTCGGTAGTCTTCCCATCCTTCACAGTGACCTATAACCCAAGCTACTAGAGGGTCTCTTCCTTTACTTTCATTATTATTAGGTAGTCTATTCATATTATCCCTTTAGTATCCTGCAAAGTCATCCATCATTTCCCATGTGTCAACAACAGATTCATCTATATAACTAGTTACTGCTATCTGGTCTATATAAGCTAGTGCATCAAGCATATCGTCATGTGTTAGTGGGTTAGGAAAATCTAATGCTTGCTCTGCTAGTTGCTTTAGATAAGTTCCTGCGGTAAACGATACTCTCCCATGCTCTAACCGTCCTTGTAACGCCCATGTAACTCTATCTATTTTTCGTTGACCACCGTGTGTTAATTCTACTGGTGTAAAATAGATGTTAAGTCTTCTCATTTGGTCAGAGAGGTATGGCATAATGGCGTTCTTTAAACTACCACCCTCAATTCCTAACTTCATTGGTCTGTATTTCTGATAAGCCTTTATAATTTTAATACTAGTTTCTCTTACATCCCACCGTCCTACTTGTATATCCTCAACATGCCAACCATATTCACCTACTTTAACTATTGCTATAGCGTGTTGATCTAACCTTGCTAACCTACTCTTGCTCTTTTTAGCAGTGTCTCCAAAACCCGCAGGGTCAACTGCTATATAGTAGTTACCGCCATCTGGTGTTTCTTTTATAGTTGTAAACATGTCAGGTTGGAATACTGCACCTCCACCTACATTAAAACTAGCTTCAAACTCCTGTCTAAATACATCAGCACTTAACCTTCCTTTCTGGTTTTCTATTTCTTTCTTTGGAATAAAGGGGTTGTCCATTGATTTAAACTCAAAACATGTCCAATCTTCATCACGCTCACCTTGTTTTAATAACTCATAAAAGTGATTCTTACCTTTAGGTGTACCTATAAACAAAGCACCACCCTCTACATCTGCTAGTGTGGGTGATAATATTTCTTCCCACACTTGTGGTTTCATGTCTGCATATTCATCAAGAACCACATAAGATAAGCCTACACCTCGTAGAGTATCAGGTCTATCAGACCCTTTTATATGTATTTCTCTACCATTTATTAACTTTACTACACCTGTATTTTCTAAAGTTTGGTTAATTACGTCTTTACCTAGACCTTTGATTAGCTTCCACATAATATCCTTTCCTTGTTGGAAAGTAGGAGCTACATAATATACTACTATGTCTTCGCCTAAGTTGTATCCTTTTTCATTCTTGTTTTTTAATCCCTCTATTAGTAAGGTTACTGCTGATAGGTATGATTTTCCAAACCGTCTACCGGCAGCACATACCTTAAACCTAGAGTTAGTTTCAAATATCTCTAACTGGGGTGGGTGCAATTCAAACTTTAACTGCATTATTTTGTTTCTAAAGGAGTACCTTGTTTGTATCCACCTTCTGCATATTTTAAAGCCCTCTCTTTGTTTGGCATTGGTATATAATTGTTATTCCTTAGATTGTATTGCATTGCTAGTCTATTATCTTTAAATTGATACAGATCGCCACTAGGCATCTGCACTATTGTTGGAAAAACGTACCAATTTCCATTATCATCTACTTCAGCAGCCATTTTATGCGTAGAAACACTTCCATCCTTATTCTTTATGTTTGGGTATTTGTCAGGGTTTTTAATCCTGTCTACAAACTCTGGTACAGGCATATTAAATCCTATTATTTCTTAAACACTTGAGCAATCTTCTCGCCACTTCTACCTACTACATAACCACCTAACCCTATCTTTAGTAATTGCCACAGGTCAGGAGGTAACTCTAATAGTGGTGCTTCTATCCAAAACAAACTAAGATATGGATATACTAAGTAGTTATTTGCTATAATAATAACAAAAACTAGCATGGTAATAGGTCTCCACTGCGCTGTTAGTTTGTGTTCTGACTGAGCTTCTGCTATTATAATATCAGCTTGTTTTTCAAACTCTTTGAATGAACCATCTAACATCATACTATTTAACTTAGACTGAGCTTCTACTTGCTTGTCTTTGTTAGGTAGTACTCTTTTTATTACTTCACCTATTATAGGAAACAATGCTGCAATCATTTATTTAATCCTAGCCTTTTTTGAACTGCTTTAGATAGTTCGTTTATATGGTAAAGAGGTACACTAGTAGAACTATGTTTTTTGTTAGTGTGTAGTGTTCCATCTTTCATTTTGTGAGAGTTACCAGTAAATAAAGTTCCATCTTTTTTATAGTGTTTCATGTTTTTCATATACTATGCCCTTCTTTTAGCAGTCTTTTTAACAGTTTTTTTAGCAGTCTTTTTAGATTTTAAAAAATCTGCTTTTGTAGGCGCACCCTTATCGCCTTTCTTTTTCATCTTTTCTTTACTACCTTCCTTAATGCGTTTTCTTTTTGCATGTATATTTGCATATAGTCCTTTCTTTTTCATTTAATACTTCTTTTTCTTTGATTTAGTTTTCATTGGTTTTTTACCATATTTCTTATTCATTATAATATATCTCCTGTTTATGCAGTTACCACTTTACTTTATTTGCCCAGTATGCTGCACTAGTTTTACCTTTAGCTATATTCTTAGCGTGTCTAGCTTTAAACGCTTTGTTTCTAGCTGACCCATCAGGACTACCTTTTACTCCGGCTTGTCCAAACCTAATCATACGATCTTTACCATTATCTTTTATAAGAACTACGTGTGACTTACCACCTTTGTTAGATGCTTTTGGTTGATTATATCCTGAAAAAGTTTCTCCCCTGTACTCTATACTCATACTTTAATTCCTTGTATTATTTTAGTTCTTTCAATGTTGCTTAAATTAATCCAATTTGATATTTCATCTTTTGTTCTGTTACACCCTGTACATATATTGTGTTCATTTAATAAACACACATTAATACATGGAGTTTCTATATCATATGTGTAAATGTTAATACGTCCAACAGTTAGGTCTAGGAGATTCTAACTTATCATCTATATGTATAAATCTATTTTTTCCTTTTTGTGAAATACCTACTCCATTAAACCTCATTAAGAATATAACTCTAAGTAATCTATGTGCTTCTTTACCATTACATTTTATATCTACTGCATTTCCTTTGGTATGGGGTGAGTCTGCAACTCCCCCCACTCTATCATTATGTTCCATACATCTATAGGCAGAGTTGAGTACGATAGGTTTATTGTATCTGTTTCGTAACATATCGAGTTTTTCCATGAACACACTGTCCATGTCGGCTGTATTACATCCACATTTGCATTTAAGTTCTTCGTGTGTAAAATAAGTACTCTCCATTTTATATATCATCCTTGTTCTTTAGAGATTCTGGTTTTATCCATACTGTTGTGTCAGTATCGTCATCATCCTTGTCATCAGGCTGTGTTGTTACGTCTATTACTTCTTTTTTCTTAACGTGATGCACCGTCATAAAACTATATATTCCTGTCCAACCTTTTCTTTGTGCGTGTCCTCGTAGTATGTCGTACACCATTTGGTTAAGTAAAGCACAAAATATTCCAGTCACAATAGTAGCTTTTAATGTTAGTGGTGGTATTGACAACAAATGTTCACCAACTTCTTGCAAACTGTACTGACAAAAACACCCAGATAAAAACCCTGATAAAAAACTAAATCTATATTGCAGTTTTACACTATAAGGTTCACATCCACTTTTATAATTAATACGTTTCCAGTATATAGTCGTAGCTATAGCTAGTACGCACCCAACAAAGAATGGAGATATTGCTAATATAGTATAAGCATACCACGGCATTTGAGACACATTTGAACCAACTGTCGCAGCATAGGCTAACGCTTCTTCTATCATTACTATTTAGGATATTTGTCTTTAACAGCTTTACACGCAGCGACATATGCAGCTACTTGGTCAGTATCTTCTTTAACAATACCATCAAGATAATCAGCCATAGGCGGGTATTCTTTTCGTCTATTTTCAAGAACTTGTGCTGCTGCTTCTGTTGCTAGTGCAGTTGTAGTGTATGAGCTTAGATTATCGTCAGTAGGCTGTGCTACACCCTCGACATACCATGCTTTGAAAGTAGATTCTCCATTTAATCTATAATAAGAATCTGTACTACCTGACACTGTCACACCATTAGCTTCGAGGTATAGGTTTATTGCGTTAATGTTCATATGTATATTTCGCTTATCAAAAAGAATAATGAATGTTTATCTTACCTGCATCAAAAGTATTAGGACTAACAGAGGTAAGTCTTATTTGAGTTAGTTCTGCTGACAAGGATTTAGCCCCTGCCATACTAGTCAATGCTTGACCAGTTTGATGTATATTCCCTGCTGCAACCCAAGTAAATGTGCTTGCATCTAAAAGTTTTATAGTAACAAACCCATGACTTAGTGTAGCTGCTGCAACATCAACAGATAAAGTAAAACCTGCTGTGCCTGATGGAGTTGTACCATCGAAAGTATTAGTTGCAACGGCAGCATAACCAGACGTTTCTATACCACCTGAGTCTCCTAATTGAAGTAAGTAATCGGTAGTTCCGTTAGTACTCATACCATCAAGCATAAGTGTAATTTCTTTTACACCTGCGGGAATACTTGTAAAATCTTTAGTTGTTCCAGAGGTAGTTGCTACTACTGTTCCTGCAACTTGTTGATATTGGCTAGCTGGTAAGGTTGTTGTTGTATGTACCTGTTTGATCTGCCCTGCGTCATTCGTAAACATAAGAGTATTAGGAACTGCATCGTCTACCCAAATTTGCCCATCACCTGCAATATCTGAAGATGCTGCTGCACTTTCAGTAATAAAAATATTACCACCAGTTACTGACCTTGCTGCGGAAGGAACGGCTGCCCATTTAGTTCCACTAGCTGCACTAGAGTCTGCTGTTAATATATGGTCATTAGTTCCCACTGCCAATGCTACTGGGTCTGTAGTACCATCTCCAACTAACAAAGAACCTTTAGCAGTAACGTCTAACGCTGTTATTGCACCAGTACCACTACCCAAAAGAACAGCACCATCTGTAAAAGTACTAGCTCCAGTACCACCTTGTGCTACTGTTAAGTCTGTAGTTAGTCCAGATAAAGAAGTTATATCACTATTAGCTCCTCTAGTAGCAGCACCTAACGAAGTTAACGCAGTTGCTCCACTTTCTAACACAAAATTACTACCATTACCTACTATAATAGCATTGTTTGTAGGGCTTAAAGCTGCTACATCGGTTAATCTTGCGTTAAACGCCTGTACATCTGTCCCGATAACAAACCCTACAATGGACGAAGGAGTTAACGCTCCTGTAGATACTGCTCCAACTAGAGTACTTGCTCCGTTTACTTTAAACGCACCTGTAATTAGTCCTGTATCAGAGGATGTAGGAGCTTGTAGTTGTGGAGTACTCTCTTCAAGAGCTATTAACTCTAATATTGACATAGTTTAACCTTGTCCTTTTCCAGATTTTGTCATCATACTATATTGTGATTGTCCTGTAGAAGCGACCTTTACATCATACGTCTTGCTGCTGTTTAGTGTACCAATTCCTGTCATTTTAGGTGCTTCTTGGTACATTTTTTTATTACCTTTCATATTAAATTTTCCTTTATTTATTGTTAATATACATAGTTACTTCAAATCCAAATCTAATATTTTCATAACTTGGTTTATCCCACATACTAAGTCTCCTCTTCTATTAATTCTGCATCTATAGTTTCTTGTTGTGTTATCTTAGTACCTTGTACTACGATAGTAATGCCAGAATTGCTCTGGCTTGCTGTACCATCTGATGCCTTTATTGCAGGTAATACCCTGTCCCAAAGTATCTTGAGGCAGGTGGAGTCACCTTCCTCTGCTAGTTCTATTGTCTTGTTTACAATAGGTTGAAACCTGTTTAGAACATCTGTCATTATACCATTCTTTGCTGCTTCTTGTAGCAAAGTTAATGTGTTCTTACTTCCTTTAGGTCTACCTCCTTTATTACGAGGAGGTTCTGTTAGTCCACTGTTTTGGCTCGGTACTTCTTGTGTACTCTCGTTTGAGCTTTCTATAGAGTCTTTTATTATCTTTGTCGTAGTCATCTGCAATAGTTCTCAATCTCTTGGCTATTTTGTTATTCATCGGATACTACCAGTTTGAGGTGACACTCTTTTGTTTGATCTAGTTCCTTATCTGCTTCTTCTAAGATCTGATCTAATAGTTCAGTGGCTAACTCTAATCTTTCTATAGCTGTCATCATACTTCGCTGTAGTCAAATCTTAATGTACCTGTAGCACTAGAACCTAATGTTATGTGTATGCCATTGAGTAAATGTATTCCCGCAGGAAACTCAAAGTTAGTGTTTATAGCTGTACTAGCTTTTATATCTAAAACTAGAGTACCACCTGTACCATCTCTTATTTCCATATCTTCTGTAGCAGTAGCTGTAATACAGTGAATGTTGTATAAAATAACTGGAGTAGCTACAACTACACTAGTTCCTGTACCGTGGGCATATACCTTGTATTTTACTAATGCGTGATTTACTTGTCCCATTTATAAAGTTCCTTTTATTATACCTATATAAGTATTTATTTATATATATCTTATAAGAGATCCTATAAGTATTTAACAACTATACTATTATTATATCATATATTCTAAGCTGTGTCAAGTAATATTTCTATAAACCCCTCAGTTTTTTTTATAGATAGATTATATCTGATCGTATTGGTATTACTAATCAATAGTTTATAAAGATATGTTAGTTAAGTATGTCTAGTAGTTATACTATTATTATATCATATATTTAATCAAATGTCAAGACTTATTTGCTATTACTTTTGTTGTATTATTACAACACACTAGTTTAATACTACGATACTAAACTTTTATTATCGTTGCATCAGTAGCACTACATTAGCTCTCAGGGGTATTCTCGCTTTGTTTTAGGGTTGAGTATAATTACCTCTTCCCAAAGTCTACTCTCAAGTGTATATTGGTTATTATACGCGCGCGCGGGCGCGGACATTATATGCCCCCCCGTTGTTTAAATCAGAGAATGTTATGTTATAACATTACGTAGACCAGGTGCGATTAGTTTCGAGAATTGACGGCGGGAATGTGCGGAATGGTCACACGTTCCACGACTTGAAAAGTATCCGGATACTTATTGATGTATCCAGATATTTATTTATTTTAAAATAATTTATAAAATTGTTTGACACCATGTACAGTTGCTGTATGGTGTCTCTACCGGTCGCACTATCGCGACCATAACAACATAAGGAATTACAACAATGACTAAATTACTTAACGAAAAAATGATAAAACTAACCGCTAAAGATCAAGCGTCACAACTCGCTACACTTAATGATCTGTTTGATAAAATGGTAGCAGCAGATGACACCTTAGAGACATTATCCACAGCACGCCTAGCAAATATGCGTAAACTATGGAAGCTTAGCGCGTCTACTGGTTTGAAAGTCATACAAGATCACGGACGATATGTTCATAAGTACTGTAAAATTAACGCCGACAAGCACGGCGTGACCGGTTCACAACATAGACATTGGACTGGAACGGTTCACGCTTTACGCAAAGTCTCTGATTTTAAGAAGACTATGAGACTGGATGCTAAATCAGGAAAAGTTAAGGTATTCGATAGCAATAGCAAGGACAAGCAAGCTTCAAAGGCTGTTAATGTACCAACACCGGATCAAGTCAAAGCGAATGATCCGGCTAATATGCTGAAAGAGATTAAAAAGGCTCTAGCAGCTTACAACAAACTAGCAGACGTGAAGCTTACACTTCAAAAGTCTAAGAAGTAATATCACCAATAACAGGCGGGTACTTGCCCGCCTGTATCTATAAGAGCGTTCTTACAAAGTGCTTTTATAGATACAGCAATAAGTATCAGGATACTTTTAACAACTAAAGGATACACTATGATTATATTAGAATTACTAACTGCTACTTTGATAGGAATATTGACAGCACCAATTCAAATTACTGGAATATTATCAATACTGATGATAGTATTATCAGTATCATTAATAATTAATTATGGGAGATCATAAAATGAAAAAAGCGTTTACAAATAAACATACGAATAAAAACGATCTATTCAATAAACTTGATCATATAAATAATGTATTTGAGGATAATTTTGAATTAAATAACGCACCTATCTATGGCGGATGGCAATTAACTAAGAAATCAGGATATATTGTTAAACATAGAATTCCTGTAAAAGAGATGATCTCTTATCTTGACGGCATGATTAATGGCAAGATGTATGGAACATAATGATCATGTTCAAAATTATATCAAAATAACTTGACTATAATATCAATATAGTGCATAGTTCAATCACTCAACAACAACTAGTATCATGATACTTAGGGAGTTACAAAGATGAACAACATTCAAACAATACACGAAACAGGAACAGTAGCAGCAAAAAAAGCGGTATCCGATTATCTCGCGGAATGGACGGCAAAGACTGGCGGGAATCAATATGGCGAACCCATGTATTGCGGTTTTGCTTGGGTTGAAGTAGAAGTAACTAGAACAAACAGTAAGCAAGCGAAAGAACTTGCAAGCGTAGGTTTTAAGAAAAGTTACCTACCCAAAACCTTACAGCTATGGGATCCTGCAAATCATTGCGGTCAAAGTATGGACTGTAAAGAACAGGGAGCGAAAGCATACGCAAATGTATTACAACAGAACGGGATCGCGGCTTATGCCTCAAGCCGTGCCGATTAATAATTAGTTGATATTTATAGCGGATCAGTTTATGATCCGCTACATAATATTAATTAGTATCATTGATACTTAACACATGGGAGATTATAAAGATGAAAAAATACAAATACATAAAAGACGATACAAAATTGATTCCCAATGATGACTGGCAAACTAAACAGCGAGGATCTAACAGTAACGAATACGAAATTTATATTTCATTTACTGATGATAATCCTGTTAAATCTTTTGAAGAATGGCTAAATAATTAATAAAGAGGGTATAACTATGAATTTATTTTATGAATGTTTAATCTATATCGGTTTGAATTGTATATTATATTGTGCTTATTTAGTCGGTGTTTCGTAAATAATTGACATTTCACATAAATTATTATACTATTAATTAAATCAAATAGGAGTCCATATTATGAAGTTAGATCCACATTCACTTGATCTGTATAATGCTAAACAAACAAAGGTTTTAAAATCAAAGTTTGAAAAACTAGCTAAAGCTAAAAGAATTAAAGTATCAGGTCTTAAATTAATATCGGTAGGTAGTAATGCCAAAACAATAAAGGGAGATGGATCAGAGTTTTTAACAGCTATCATGTATTTAGCACCTGCTGATACAGTTAAAGGTATGAATAATTGTGCCTTTGCAGGTATAGCACGTTGCAAGGCACCTTGTTTATTCAAATCTGGACAGGCTAAAGTTTTCCCAAATATAAACAAAGCTCGTATCCGTAAAACTATACTATTACGTGACCATAAAGATACGTTTTTAAATATGTTAAGAGCCGATTTAAAACGCTTTCAGGCTTATTGTGATAAGCGTGGGATTAAGGCTTGCGTTCGTTTGAATGGTACTTCAGATATTCAGTGGGAAAATGATGGTATAATGTCAGAGTTTCCTAACATACAGTTTTATGATTATACAAAAATAGTAACAAGATTTCGTAAAAGTAAGCCTATGCCGGTGAATTATCATTTAACGCTTTCTTATTCTGGAGCTAATGCTAACTTTGCTAAAAAGGTTTTAGCGACTCAAAAGCGTACTGGATGTAACGTAGCCGTTGTATGGCGTACTACAGATGTTATACCTAAGACCTTTCATGGGATTAAGGTTGTTGATGGTGATAGTACTGACCTACGTTTTACGGATGAACCTAATGTTATAGTCAGCTTGTATGCCAAAGGTGACGCAAAGAAAGATCAATCTGGTTTTGTTATTGATTAATTATAAAGTATCATTGATACTTTTAACTTAACGGAGATTTATAATGGATAAATTAAATACAGCTTTTAACTGGGCTTTCGTAGACGCTATAGAAGAGGGTAGATTGTCGGAGTACATGTCCGATTGTAATTTTGCAGGGTATTATACTTTTTTAGGAACTGACTCTGAAGGGGTTGATCGATTTGAAAATATATATACTCACTTAACGGATGTTTAAATTAACAGGGGTAAACTAATATGAGTGAATTAATAGACCGAGTACGAGAGTTAGAGATTAGAGAGATGCAATTAGAAAATGTTATATGGGAAGGCATTAGGGGGTTGGGTTCGTTCATAAAAGCATGGGACTCAAATGACCCTGATCAACTGCCAGTTAACCACGAATCTAAGATTAACGATGTGCGAGATATTTATAACTATATAGAGAGCCTACAAAATGAAAATTCAAACAACTAAAAAAGAAGATCAATTTATAACTGCATATATTGAGTGTGTTTTTTTCGCAGATCAAATTTTCCATACATTTACAGGCAAACCTGACGATTTCGCTTATGTAGATGATCTGGACGAAGATTTTAAACGTGAATCAATCATAGATTGCCTAGCTTTCTATAACAGGATCGCGTGTTACTTACCTGATGAACATATTGAACAAGCCGGACATGATTTCTATTTGACTAGACAAGGTCACGGAACTGGATATTGGGATCGTCCTGAAATATATGGTAGAATGTTGGGTGATAAGTTTACTAAAATGGCTGAGGATAGCGGTGAAGTTTACCCGTTGTTTCACGATGTGAGAACGGAGAAAATAAAATGACTAAATTAATACCTGATAATTATATAACCGACATAATGTATGAGGAATACCAAGTTTATAAATCAGAATCTAAGGCTTGTGGATATGAATATATATCTTTGACTGAATGGAAATTAAATTATGTCAGGGAACAACTTGAAGGGCTTTTATAACAATTAAATAGTATCAATGATACTTAACATAGGGGGAACTATACATTATGAATATTTTTTATCTTGATCCGTGCGTCAAAAAGTGTGCAGAATATCACTGTGATAAACATGTCGTCAAAATGATATTGGAATCCGTTCAGATGTTGTCTACTGTAATCCGAGGATCAGGTATTGACGCAGGATATAAAGCAACGCATCCTAAGCATCCTTGCACTCTATGGGCGGGGCAAAGTTTATCTAATTATAAGTGGTTGTTATTGTTGACTAAATATCTAAATAAAGAATACAGGTATAGATATAATAAGAGTGTCAACCACAAGTCTTATGATTTAGCATTGACATTACCAACGCCTGATATTTTAGATATTGGATTGACTAAACACGCTCAAGCAATGCCCGATCAATATAAGAGTGATGATCCACTGACTTCATATCGTGATTATTACACTTTTGAAAAGTCAAATCTTCATAAGTGGACGAAGAGAGAAATCCCAGTCTGGCTTGGGTTATGGGTATAGTTGACATCTATATTCTTACGTAGTAATATAAGTACTGGTAATAGAAAGCACTGGTATTGGAAAGTATCAATGATACTTAATTAAATAATAATAAATGGAGAGAGTAATAATGATTATAACTGAAACTGTGGACGTTAGGGTGACACCTATTAAAATATTGTTGATGGGTTATCATTCATATTTCGGAAAGTCTTTACAAGATCGTATTCGCGAAGTCCACGAACACACAGATTTATACGACAATCCAGATAAACTTCTTGTCTCTGCTGAAATTTTACAAGACACAGGAAAGCCTTTATCATACTGGTTAGATACACTACAATGGAGGTCAATCTAATGTATAAAATACTAAAGGTTAAAGTAAGTAGCGATGTAGACGTTAATGGAACGTGTTCACAGGGAGATATTTCGACTAATTATAATGATTTAGTAGATACTTTTGGCAAGCCAAGTCGTGAAGATCAGGATAAAGTTAATGTCGAATGGGATATATTATTTACAATAATCGACGAAGGATCGGATATAGAAAGGACAGTTGTGGCAACTATATACGATTGGAAGCTACCTTCCGCTCCTTTGGGTCAGTATCATTGGCATATAGGCGGGTATAGTCCAGAATCTGTAGACTTAGTACGACAATATTTGTATGAAATAATAACCAACGAAGGAGAAAGAAAATGAGTAGATGCAAGGCATGTGATAGTGTATTCACTGAAGGTGAAATAATATGGGATGAATCAATCAAAGAGCATGAAACACTCTGTCGAGTGTGCCGTACCTCTTTGAATAATGAAGACGATGATTTTATTCTGTACTATTTAGATGAGATTGAAGAAGGTAATAATGGTTCATAAGAAACTATTTGTGGTTGCTATGAACCTATTTACCGTTAAGGTATTTACAATCCTACTAAAAGTATGATAAAATATTATAGTAGTTGTAGTTTAAAAAGAGGTTTTAAATATTATGAGCAATATAATTGGAGACGAAGCATGTCCTAATTGCAGATCAAAAGGACACGATAGGACTGGTAATCATTTGATAATATTCTCAGATGGTGGAAAGCATTGTAACAAATGCGGGTATACAGCTAATAAACAGGATAAAATAGAAATGCAGGTTAAGACAAAGAGTACAGATATAAAAGCTATTAAAGATTTACCGATAAAAGCATTGCAAGATCGTGGTATAGATCAAACAACTTGTGAATTGTATGGAATTCGTACAGCTTTCGATGAAAGTACAGGTAAACCTGACAGCTACTACTACCCAATCACTGTGAGAGGCTCTGTAGTCGCGTATAAGCAACGAAAGCTACCTAAGACATTCAGTATCATAGGTCAACCTTTAAAAGGGCAGCAAGTGGAGTTTATAGGGCAATCTGTAGCTGTTGAGGGTAAACGGTTACTGATAACCGAGGGTCAGGATGATGCCCTTGCAGCATATCAGATGCTGTCTAAGTACAAGCAAGCGGTGGTGTCAGTACCCCACGGTGCTAATATTAATTGCTTTACAGATAATAAGACGTTCCTTAGTAAGTATGAAGAAATAATATTATGTCCAGATCAGGATGAACAAGGTCAAAAGCTAGTAAATGACATAGTAAAATTGTTCCCTGATATTAAGATCATGGATATTACCGAGAAAGATCCCAATGATATGCTTTTGACTGGAAAAGAGAAGTCTTTTGTAAACAGTTATTTCAAAGCCAAGTCATTCAAGCCTGATGGGTTCGTAACTGTTGATGATGTCTTTGATGAAGCCACAAGGATGCCTGAATGGGGTAGAGCGTGGTGTTGGGATAGTCTTACTAAGCTGACGTATGGTAGGCGTGATGGTGAAGGTGCGTACTTTGGTTCAGGTGTTAAGATGGGTAAGAGTGAAGCGGTCAATCAGATCGTACACTACGATACACAGGTACTAGGTGATAAGGTGGCGGTCTTTAAGCTAGAAGAAAAGCCTAGCATGACAGTCAGAAAGATAGCGGGAAAGATAGCGCACAAGCAATTCCATAAGCCTGACGCTGACTTCACTCAACAGGAATTGATAGATGGTGTAGAGGCTATTGGTGATAGTGTCATCCTTTATGACAGCTATGGTTCTACTAAGTGGGATGATTTAAAGTTAGCGATACGTCATGCTGTAGTAGTGGAAGGTGCAAAGACTGTTATCATTGACCCACTAACTCGATTGACCACTGGAATGGTGGCTTCAGATGCTAATACTGAACTGGAGCGTATAGCCGATGAAATCAGTAAGTTAGCAAAGGATATTGGATTCTTTTATATCTTCTTCTGTCACCTGAAATCACCGCAGACAGGCAAGGCACATGAGGAAGGTGGCAAGGTACGGTCAAATCAATTTACAGGTAGTAGGGCTATGATGAGGGCGTGTTACTATATGATCGGGATCGAGAGAGACAAGACAGTAGACGATCCAATAGAAAGAAATACTTCTAGCTTTGTTTTATTAGAGGATCGAGCTTTTGGTAATGTTGGAAGTTTTGATGTATATTATAACCGTGATACAGGTGACTACTTAGAACCCGTTCAGGAGTTTAAATGATGAATAACGATCTAATGTTTAGCAGTAAGAAGGATGATTGGGAGACTCCTCAATGGTTGTTTGATGAGTTAGATGCAGAGTTTGGTTTTGACTTAGATGCTGCTGCTACTGAGGTGAACAGTAAAGCAGCAAGTTTTTATGGTATTGATGGAAAAGAACCAGAACTAACAACCGCTTTACATCCTGATCAAAAATGGTACGGCAACGTATTTTGTAACCCTCCTTATTCAAGAGGACTACAAAAGAAGTTCATTAAGAAGGCTTACGAGGAATCAACTAAAGGCAATACAGAAGTTATTGTCATGTTATTACCATCAAGAACAGACACGCTAGCCTTTCACGAATATATTTATCACAAAGCAGAGATTAGATTCATTAAAGGTAGACTAAAGTTTGAGGTAAATGGTGTACCTGCTAAAGATGCTGCACCTTTTCCATCTATGTTGGTGATATACCGATGAGCGTATTCTGTTGGGATACTGAGGCTAATGGGTTACTAGACACAGTAACAAAGATACATTGTCTATCCTATAAGGCTTTAGATGAAGATGTTCAGACAGTTACCGATAATTATGGTGACGTTTTCAAAGAAGGTGATACATGGGTGGCTCATAATCAATACGGTTATGACCTCCCTTTACTTATAAAGTTGGGCATCATTAAAGACTTTACAGTCAATAGTGTTACAAACAATGATGGTACAGTTATAAATGTACAGTTTATAGATAGCCTTGCACTATCGAGGGAATGGTATCCAGACCTACCAAGAAAGCATGGATTACTTGCTTGGTCTAAAGAGCTAGGTACTTATAAGCCTACTATTGATGATTGGGATAACTTAGAATTGAAGGAATATATTGAGAGATGTGAGGAGGATGTACTGACCACAGAAAAGGTGTTCTTATTTTTAACTGATAAACTAGGGATTAAATTATGATTAACTTACCACAAAATGTAGACCTAGCAAACAAGACATACGAGGGTATGTGTAGACAGGAAAGGTATGGTGTAGCTTTTAACTCTATAGCTGCTACTGAACTAACTCTTTGGATTGACAAGCGTATGGAAGAGATACGACTAGAGGTAGAGCCTAATCTACCCGCTCGCCCACTCAATACAGCAGAGATTAGGGCATGGACACCACCTAAGATACAGTTTAGAAAAGATGGAAGTGTCAGTGCTATATGTGAGAAATGGTTTGATGAGATAACATTAGCAGGAGCACATGCGGGTTACTGGGGCTTTAAAGATGGGGTTGGATTCTTATTACCGCATAATGAACCTGTAAAAGATAACCTTCCTAGTGAATTAAAGCACCAACATCACATTAAGAATTGGTTATTGACTAAAGGTTGGAAACCTACCCTCTGGAATCTCAAGAAGGATAAACACAACAAACCTATGAGAGACACTAGTGGGAAAGTGATAACTACATCCCCTAAGTTCCATGAAAACGGACGTATATGTCCTAACTTAAAGAGGTTAGGTAATAATGATAACATAATAAAACCTATTATCGAATGGCTATCACTACGCAACAGACGCTCTGTACTGTTGAATGAGGGACGTAACACTGGATGGTTAGCAAACCCTAGATTAGCTACAGATGGACGATTAAGTGCAGCCTCTAGTGGTCTAACCAATACTAAGAGACAAAAGCATACAGTGGTGGCTAATGTACCTAGAGTAAGTTCACTGTTAGGTAAGGAGATGAGAAGTCTGTTTATTTCTAGTGAAGGTAGAGTGATGGTAGGGGCTGATGCTAGTGGGTTAGAGGCTAGGGTGAAGGGACATTATACATTTAAGTTTGATGGTGGTGAGTACGCTAATAAACTGCTAGATGATAACTATGACGAACACGCTGAAAATGCTGAACTGTGGGGATGCTCCAGACAGGATGCTAAGTCCCCTGCTTATGCCTTGCAATACAACTGTCAACCTCCTAAATTCAGTGAGACATTAGGAGTACCTCTAAAAGTAGGTAAGAGGCACTATGAAGCATACTGGAATAAGAACTGGGCTTTAGCTAAAGCTATTGAAGAGGTTGAAAAGGAGTACGATAACAACCATCAGAAGTTTATCACTACTATTGATGGTGGAAAGATTGTGACTAGAGCAAAGCATAGTGTATTCAATGCTAAATGTCAGAGTACAGGAGCTAAGATCATGGATATGGCGGGAGTTATAGCTGATGATTTTATAATAGAACGAAGTCTTGACGCTCACAGGGTAATTTATTATCATGATGAACTACAGTACGAGACAACACCTGAACTTGGTGATGAGGTTGGACGTATCTTAGTTAAGGCTATGAACCTTGCAGGAAAAGTCTTTAAACTGAACGTACCTATTACAGGTGATTACTCAATAGGTAAATCGTGGGCAGATACACATTAGATTAAATAAAAATAGACAGCACCAAAGATACGTGGTATAATATACTATAGTTACTAATTTAGTATCATGATACTAAAAATATGAGGTTATAATATGAATGATTTAGATAATGAAGAATGGTATCAAACATATCAGGATGAAATAGACGATACTTGGTGGCAGTATTTAGATGAAGAATCACAATTTAATCAACAACAAGGAGCATAAAGCATGAGTTTAGATAGAAAGATAACGACTAAAACTAGTAGCGATTCAGATTATCAAAGCCTAGAGGCGGGTGAGTATGATGCTCGATTGGTGTATGTGGCTGATTTAGGTGTACATCAAGATGAGTATAAAGGTGAGGTTAAGAATCCTGCTCAGAAGATAGCGTTAGGTCTGGAAATTGTAGGTAAGACTATTACTATTGATGGCGAAGAAAAGCCTCGATACTTATGGACTAGACCTTTTAACATCTTTAGTACACTAACACCTAAAGGTAATGAGCTAAAGTTCTATTCTGTATTTGATTCATCAGCTACAGAAGGTGATGTACCTGATTGGGATGCACAGATAGGTAAGGCTTGTTCATTAATAATGAACCAGAATGATAAAGGTTATGATGATATAACCACTATCGTTGCTATCCCTTCTAAATATCAGGACGATATAGCACCTGCTACCTTAGAAGGTGGTGTAGGTACTAGTGATAGTGTCATTAATGCTTTATTTGGTCTAACCAGATGGGCTTATGATAACCGTCTACAAGACTAGGAGATATAACCATGCCATTGATCAGAGCTAAGATTAAGACTAAAGGAGAGAACGGACGTACAGCCCTGATCGATGGCGATGTACTGGTATATTCTTGTGGATTTGCAAGTGATATAAGGACATACACTTGCTCCGATGGCTCTTCTTTTCAGTATAAGAAAGAAGCTAAAGAACATTGCTCAGAGTTTCACCTAGATGTAGAAGCTATTAAAAAGAGGGTAAAAGCTGAACCTGTAGAGAACTGTTTACACTCTGTAAAGCTAATGATAAAAGACATTAAAGAAAAGAGTGAAGCATCTAATCATAAAATTTACTTAACAGGTAAGGGGAACTTCAGGCACGATCTCCCCTCCCCATATACATATAAGGGTAACCGTAAGGACACACCTAAACCTTTACACTATCAAGCTATCAGAGTCTATATGGTATCTACTTGGGACGCTATAATAACTGATGGACAAGAAGCTGATGACGCTATGGGAATAGCTCAAGTCAACAGTCCAGAGGGTACGACTACTATCTGCACAACTGATAAAGATTTAGATATGATTGCGGGACATCACTACAACTGGAATAAAAAAGAAAACTATACTATTGGAGAGTTTGAGGGCATCTTAACTTCTATCAACAGATACTCAAGGGTGATAGAACAGATAACATCTTTGGTATCAAAGGTATTGGAGATGTAAAGGCTAGACAAATCTTATGGAAGATGGATAATGAAAAAGAATTAAGTATAGAAACTCAACTAGCATATGCTGAGAACGGTAAGACACCTGAAGAGTGGCTAACCAATGCTCGATTGTTATGGATTAGACGAGAGGAGGGTCAAATGTGGACTCCTGAACCTGAACATAGAACATCTTGGCTACAGGCGTATATGGAAACATTAGATAATGAAGTTTAGAGGACGTAGTAAGTTTGAAACACGTATAGCTAAAAACTTAGAAGAACGTGGCGTTAACTTTACCTACGAAACAACATCATACAATTATCAAATTAGACCATACAACGCTAAGTGTCAGGAGTGTGGTAGTAGTAATATATATGAAACTAGGAAGTACACACCAGACTTCTTCTTGCCTAACGGTATAATAGTAGAAGCAAAAGGTAGGTTTAAACCTAGCGATAGGAAGTTAATGAAGGCTGTTATGAGTAGTAATCCAGAGCTAGACATACGTATGTTGTTTCAGAACCCTAACGTGTGGTTAACTAAATCAAAAAAGAAGAACTATGGTACTTGGTGTGATTATGAAAACATCAAGTGGGATAAGAAACTAATACCACAAGAGTGGTTGGAGGAAGTATGAGTGAACTATTCGCATTGCTTGTAGGAATATGTAGTATAAACTACTGTTCATTTTCTATAGAACATCGGGTTACAGGAGACTGGTTAGCTGTTAATGTTTATGACAAACGGTCAGAGGTAATAGATAAGGTTCAGTTTGATATATCAGCATTAGAATTTGATATTATTCTTCGTGAACATTTAAAGTTAAAGCCTATTCTTCCTAGTTGTTTAGGGAAGACAATGGTGACTAGTAATGATTGACACTATGATGGTACATAGTGTTAGTTCTAGCACTAAGAATAATGCAGCTAGATTCTCACACAATAGTATACAAGGACACTTCCATAGTAACTTTGAGATTAGCTATGCAGCAGACACTAATCAGATTAGATGGGCTATGACCGTAGGATGTTTAATGAATCCAGATGGTGTAGCAGCTAGGTATGGGTCAGGTATAATATTAAAAAGACCTATACTAGGATGTGGTGTAGTAGTAAGTAGTAAGGGTAACTATTTAATTATCAGTGACTTACACATACCGTACCACCATCGTGATGCTTTTAGTTTCCTAGAATCTGTGTCTGAGTATTATGATTGTAAAGTAATACTTAATGTAGGAGATATGATTGACCACCATGCGGGTAGCTACCATGAGTCTGAGCCTGATGCTCTTAGTCCAGAGGAAGAGTACTATCAGTCTATGGAGTACTGTAATGAGTTACAAGATATATTTCCTAGCATGATTATAACCGAGGGCAATCACGACAAGATACCACAGAGGAAGCTAAAGACTTGTGGACTACCTGCGTCTATGGTGTATGATTACAATAAACTATATAAGCTAGATGCTAAGTGGAAGTGGGTAGACAAGTATACGTTTAATTCTAATGGAGGACAGCCTGTACTAGTACCTATGGTACTTAATCAGAAAGGGAGATGGAATAAGAAAGTACATGGGAGTAAAGTAGGATGACTCTCACACTAGATGAAGTTAAGAAGTGCATCTCTAGTCAGTATGATCCAGACTTAATAGTAGAGATACTAGAGATTACCACGGAAGAACTATTGGAAAATTTCCATGATAGACTAGTGGATAATTTAAATAAATTTGAGATAGAGGGAGACTAAAGTACAGTGGCTATACACAACGCACTAAAAACCAGTAACAGTAACACATGGGAAACACCCAAGAGTTTGTTTGATGAACTAGACAAGGAGTTTAACTTTACTTTAGATGTAGCTGCGTCATATGAAAATAGAAAGTGTAAAGAGTATTACTGTGAAGAAGCTGAATCAATAGGAAAGTCAGGACTAGACCTAGATTGGCATGGTTCAGTGTGGTGTAACCCTCCTTACTCTAGGGGTTTACAAAACAAGTTTATTAAAAAAGCTAACCAAGAGTACTATGCAGGTAATGTAGAATCTATTGTAGTTCTATTACCTGCTAGAACTGACACGTTAATGTTCCATGAGTATGTATACAAAAAAAGAAATGTAGAATTAAGATTCCTAAAAGGAAGGTTAAAGTTTGAGGTAGGCGGAGTAGCAAGTAAAAACCCTGCACCATTTCCATCCATGTTAGTTATCTTTAAATAACAAAAGTATCATTGATACTATTAAATATAAGGGAGAAGTAATTAATGAAGTTATATGAAGATTATATTCATCAAAGTAAATACGCACGGTACTTAGACGAACAACAACGTAGAGAATCGTGGGATGAAACTGTGTCTAGGTACGTAGATTACTGGGTTGATAAGGGGCTTATAGAAGGGGAGGATATAACAGACATAGTTACAGCTATATCTGACAAGAGAGTTATGCCTTCTATGAGAGCTATGATGACTGCGGGTAAAGCATTAGACCGTGATAATGTAGCGGGATATAACTGTTCATACTTGCCAGTAGACCACCCTCGCGCCTTTGATGAAGCACTATATATACTGTGTTGTGGTACTGGTGTTGGCTTCTCAGTTGAGCGTAAGTTTACTGATAAGTTACCTGAAGTAGCTGAAGAGTTCCAAGATACTGATAGCACTATAGTAGTAGCAGATAGTAAACTAGGTTGGGCTAGTTCATACAAAGAGTTAATATCATTATTGTATAATGGTAGAGTACCTACATGGGATACTTCCAAAGTTAGAAAGAAAGGAGAGAGGTTAAAGACCTTTGGTGGTAGAGCTAGTGGTGCTGAACCTCTGATTGACTTGTTCCAATTCACTACTTATATATTTAAAACAGCAGCAGGGCGAAGGCTAACTCCGTTGGAGTGCCACGACTTGATGTGTAAAGTAGGAGATATAGTTGTAGTAGGTGGTGTTCGTAGGTCAGCGATGATTAGTTTATCAGACCTAGAAGACAGTCAAATGAGAACAGCTAAGTTTGGTAGATGGTGGGACGCTAACCCACACAGAGCATTGTCTAATAACTCAGTTTGCTATGAGTCTAAACCTACTATGGAGCAGTTCATGGAAGAATGGAAAGCATTATACATGTCACACTCAGGTGAGCGTGGTATATTTTCTCGTGCTGCTGCTAAAAAGCTATCACCTAGTCGTAGAGATACTAACTTTGACTTCGGGACGAACCCTTGTAGTGAGATAGTTCTGCGTCCAAATCAATTCTGCAATTTAACAGAGGTAATTGTTAGACCAGATGATGATCTTGATTCTCTCAAAGAGAAAGTTAGATTAGCTACCATACTAGGTACGTTACAGGCTACACTAACAGACTTCAGATACCTACGAGGTATATGGAAGAAGAATACAGAAGAGGAACGCTTACTTGGTGTTAGTATGACCGGTATAAGTGACCACCCTGTGTTAATGAATGAGAAATCTATAGACCTACCTAGATGGTTGGAGGAACTAAAAGATGTTTCCATTAAGACTAATAAGATATGGGCAGATAAGTTGGGTATTCCTGAAAGTACCAGTATTACTTGCGTTAAGCCTAGTGGTACTGTTAGTCAGCTTTGTGATACTGCTAGTGGTATCCATCCTCGTTACAATAGCTACTACATTAGACGAGTACGACAAGATAACAAAGACCCTCTGACAAAGTACATGGATAAGACTGGTATACCAAATGAACCGTGTTCTATGAAACCAGATACTACTACTGTATTTGAGTTTCCAATGAAAGCTCCTAAAGGAGCGTTGACTAGAACAGATAAGTCTGCGATAGAACAGCTTGAGCATTGGTTAGTGTATCAAAAGTATTGGTGTGAGCATAAGCCAAGCATAACTGTTTATGTACGTGAGGATGAGTGGATGGAGACAGGTGCATGGGTGTATAGTCACTTTGATTATATGAGTGGAGTTTCATTCTTACCATTCGACAATGGGTCATACCAACAAGCACCGTACACAGACTGTACAGAAAATGAGTACAACGATGCGTTAAAAGCAATGCCAGAAGATATACAATGGAGCAGTATGATTGAGATGGAAGATAACACAACTAGCAGTCAGGAGTTAGCCTGTACTGGAGGAGCATGTGAACTATGAGTAAAGATATAAACAGTAACTACTATGATGCAGGTGATATAGAAGTTTTAGATGTCATTAAAGCAAAACTTACACCCCCTCAGTATGAGGGGTACTTGCTAGGTAACTCTATTAAGTACAGCCTAAGACTTAACTGGAAAGGTAGTAAGGCTAGAGATGCAGAAAAGTTAAAGAACTACAGTGAGTGGTATTATCACTGCATAAACCAACCTATTAAAGAGAGAACAGAATAGGAGATATATATATGAATGTAGTTGACATAAGTGAAAAAAAAGATAATATAGAACTATATCGGGCTGTCATAAGAACCTCTTCTAAGGGAGAGTTAGTAACTTACTTTACAGGGTATTTGTTTGATAAAGAAGAAGGGCTACCTGATACCATTTTCTTTCTTTATAATGAAAAGATTAGTGAAACACCTCATCTTATGATTAACATGGCTAATATAGAGTTCATCGAGATGGAGCTTATAAAGGATGATGATGAAGAAGATGATAACTACACTACAGAACAGGAAAGAAACGATGATTAAAATGAGATGTGGTTTAAAGTGTCCTGAGTGTGGTAGTTGTAACACCGAGTACAGAGAAGGACATAGGCAAACTTCAGATACACCTGCTGAACTTTCTGGATGGGAGTGTATTTGTGGTGTTTGTTTTGAAGAGGACAGTGTTAATTATGACGACTGGTAAGACTAGTCAAGGAGATAGGTAACTTAAATGAGAGATGATCTATGTGATAATTGTCATAGGAAAGCACCTCTTAAACTAACAGTTGGGTTTCAGATGCTATGTGTTGTATGTATGCACGACCAGTTTCAATATCCTTTAATGGATGCTTTGGAAGAGAAAAAAGCGAATGATATGAAACAAGAAGCATTGAAGAAACTAGCAAAAGACTTTAATAAAAAACTAGGGAGAGATAAACCAGATGAATAGTATACCAGTTATCAAAGAGTGGAAGAGTATAGATGGTGCATTGCGGGGAGTTATTAGAAACGGTACGTTATTACTTGACAAGAATAGCCAAGTAATATTACGTACCGAGAATGTAAGACTACTTAAAACTTAAATTTAAAATCATCGTCCTTTAAATCAAACTCCATATCATCACTAAGTAAACCAAAGTTATCATTAGCATCTTCACCAAACATGTAGTACATTGCTTTTCCTGTTAGTGGAACATGTCTAGCAGCTTTCCAGAAACTAGCTTGCCCTGTTACTGCTTTAAATATATCCTCTCCGGCACTAACAACTGGGGGAGCTAGAAAACCCGTTACAGCATCCTGTAACTCCCCTGTTTTTATTTTGTTATAAGTATATTTATTAGCACCTAGTATACGCATAGTGTTTACAGCTAAAAACTCAGGAGCAGTTGTGTCCCCGTAATTTTCCTCAAAGTCACCTCGTATAGCAGACTTGGCTGCGTCAATAGCACCATTAGTACCACCAACCATCAGTCCATATGCAGATAGTCTACTAATACCTTTAGCATAATCTCCTCTTTTAATATCTTTAAGTGCTGTGTTGCGTAACAAGTCCCACTGCTTCAACATGAATGTCTTCATGGAATATAATATCCTAGCGTTAGGGTGGTTTAAATATGCAGCAGGTAGGTTTGATAGTGTTATAGGTTGTACTTGCATTAGTTCAGCGAAGGATACATAACGCATATCATCAGTTACAGTTTGACCAAACTTGCCGTAGTTTTTATATGACTCTACTAGTTTATTTAAATCAGTCTCAGTAAATGAGTTTTTAAATTTACGTCTAAACTTTCGTTCTCCCTGTTTAGTTAACACTGCTTTGGAGTGAGACAATAGTGAAGCAACTAGGTGAGAGTTTTTACCGAACACATCAACAGCCCTAAATCCTGCTGCTTGTAATAATACATCCGTTGCACCACCTTGAGCTACTTGAAATGGGTTTTTTATTATTTTATTAATAGTTGAATCGAGAGCAGCCTGTGCTTTTGGTCTAATAGTATGACGTAACAGATCATCAATCCAACCAACCGAAGAGTTGTGCATTGAAAACTCCCCCGATAAATCCATAGCCGTATCATTATATTTTATAGGTGCTTTTCCTTTAGCAACCATAGCAATAGCTTTAGCTGCTGTTGTTACACCATGCACATACGCTACAGAAGGTAGATCACCTATTTGAGTAGCAGTAGAGAATGGATTAGCTAGTGCTATAACATTACCAACTGCTCTTGCTTGTCTTATAACAGACATTGCTGCTTGTTCTCCCCCAATAAACCTAGCACGTAGCGCATACTCAAGGTCTTTCTTTTGTTTAACAGTAATCTTTTTACCTTCTCTTAACTTTCCAACTAAGTTAGATATTTGTAAAGTTTCATCTGCACCTCCTAGATAGGAAGTATCCATATTACCAAAAAAATTACGCTTTGCAATTTCACTATTAACAGAAGTTACATATTTTACAAGTGCAACATCTGAGTTATGAAAGAACTGTTGCATATCTTCTGATACTGTCTTTATTTTTCTTGATTTTGTAAATGAAGGTTTAGACATTAAAGTTTTAATTTCAGGTCTAGTTATAAATTTACCCCACACCTCACCATATTGTTCTGGAGTTAAGTCATAGTGTTTATAGTTAGTACTATCATCCTCTTCTTTCTTTTTATTTTCTTTCTTTTTAGTAGGTGTTTTACTTTCTGATTTACCTACTTCAACTCGTTTTCTATCAATCATCTGCTCAAATAATCTATTAGAGGCTACTTCCTCACCGTTTAAATCTTTTAATTTGACTGATTGGAAATTAGTATTTACATATCTCATTAGTCCTTCAGAGTTTTTAACAGACCGTGGAAAATAGTTTGGTAGATAGTTAACATTTTCTCCCATATGAGCTACCTGATGTTTATATTTAGTATTAAGGAGTGGCTTAACTGCACCAACAAACTCACTTCTCATAGACTTAGGCATAAGTTTAGCTGCCTCATCTAGTTGTTGACTATTTAATAATGAATCTATTGCCTTTCTTTGGTCAGGAGGTAGTCCTTGCATATTTGATTGCCATCGTGCAAATATATTAAAGTCTCTAGCGTTAGCTGTTGCTAATTCATATTCCATCCTAGTTACAGAAGCACCTAGTTTAGGGTGAATGTCGTTAGCAAAAGATACAAGAGGACGTACTACTTTCCATATAGGAATATTAGAATTTAAAGTTCTAGCTATAGGGTCAACTGTATGATAATATGCTTTTTGTAATCCTGATAATTCTTTTCTAGGAATAAAAGAAGGTTCTCCAGTTAATTTATTATCTCTCCATTTAGTACGAACACCAAATGTTTCAGCCCAATCTGCAAGTATATCTCCATCTAATCCTTCTTTAGTAGCAGCTTGCCAATATGCAGAAGGAGCATCTAACTCACCTTCTTTAATAAGGTCAGCAGCCCTAGCTTCAACCTTTGCAACTTTCCGTTCTGCTTTTTTAGCTTTCATATTAAACAGTTTATCATTAATTTTAGTACTAGTAGTATCAATACTTTTCTTAACTAGGGTAGGTGACGACTTATAAAATAACTTAGCAGCAGGTTTTGTTACAGCACTTATCCCTCCTAGCGTTACGTATGTAGTGGGGTCAACGACAATATCACTTGTTAGACCAAGACTTACTGCCAAAGAAGCAGCTAGTTTTGGGTTTTTACCTATGTAAGAATACAGTGGATTCCTACGTTCAGCATCAGGATTGTATGCAGCCTCTTCAAACTTTCTAAATAAATTCTCTTGAAAGGAGGTGACTACTTCTGGATTACCCAACCATGCACCTTTGACAGCATCTATCCTAGACATAGGATCACTAGCTATTTTAGAAATTAAACTAAGAGGAGTCGTGGGTAGTAACTTACTTGCACCTGATAGAACAGCTTTAGCTCGTTCTACATTAGTAACAGAACTATCAGTAATTGAACGAGTATCGTTATCAGGATTGTATGTAGGTTTAGCTGCATCTCCTATATCATTTATTAATACTGCTCTAAGAACGCTACCAACCCGCATAACCCCCTCACCAAACCCATCTACAGGATCAAACCCACGTTCATCTTTTTCATTGTTACCACCCCAGAACGAAAAAGACTCCTCTTCTTGTTTAACAGGTTTAGTATCATTGATACTAACACCCCCACCGTAGTGCTTTTTCTTAATAAAAGCTATAGCATCTCCTTCAGTCTTTCCCTCTGGCACGGTAACAGAGAAACTGCGCCCGTCTTTTTTATTGTTTACAGTAAATGTGCGTTCAGACATTATTTAATCTCTACTGCTGTAAAGCCATCATCACCATCACCACCAGAAACAATATCAACGCTTCCAGTGAGTGGAATAGGTACACCAAAAAAGGATGCTTTACCGTATCTAACATTAGCATCCATAACATTTACGGTAGCTATTTCTATTGCATTTTCAGTAGAGATTCCTTTATTTTGCGCTGAAACTTGTTTAGTTGCTTGTGCTACTAAAAGTCTAAACTGCGCTAACTGCTTTTCGTTCATTTCTGAAACAGTCTCTTTGTAATTATCATTAGAATTAACAATCACATCAAGAGTACTGGCTACATTTTTTATCTCACTTAGCGAAGGCATGTTAACTTTTTCCCCTTGATCTGCAATTAGTGCTTCTATATCAACTCTCCTTGCTTTAATTCCAAGATCTTCATTAATTTGCCGTAAACGACTTTCATTATATCTAATAGTAGCCATATCAGTTAAATTTTGTCTTTGCTCTGCTGCTTTTTGTATATCTACCTTAGCACCTTCAAGGTCTGCTATCTGTTGATCTATCTTTAAAGCATCAGCTTCCCTAACTCCTGCTGCACGATCTAACTTTAGTTTTTCTATTTGATTATTAATACCTGCGTCCATTTCTCTAATTTTTGCTTTATTTAACTTTATTTCGCTATTCAGTATCTGAGGTAGTAATTCATTTCTAATATCAATAGCTTTAGTTGAACTTAACAACTGTTCTATTTGTCCTTTTTTTAATTCCAGATCTTTGTTAAACAAATCATCAAATACTCCTACATTCTTATCTATTAAATTTGACTCTGACTTTGTTTTTTCTGTTTGCGATTTCTTATAATTTGTATCTGCTAAAGTAGATTCAGTAGACATTCCTGTTTTAGCAGCTAAGTCAGATTCATCTTGGTAACCCGCTACAGATAACCTATCTGCTAAAGTAGAAAAGTATTCACCATCTCTAGGTTTACCTTTAAAATCATTTGCTAACTGTTGTCTAATTTGAGTAATCTTTCTAACTTTAACCATAGGGTTTTCACCAAATAAATCAGGTCTAGCTACCTGTGCTGCACCTGTTATTGCATTTCCAAGTAAAGCACCACGCTCATTAGCTCTCATTACTTTGTTTCCCAATAAGTTATCTATTGATCCACTACGAGTAAGTGTGTCTTTATTTGCGTTAGCAAGATCTTGGTTTTGTTGTGCTTGTACTTCTCGTACACCTTCAAATAAACTAGCCATATTTTTTAATTCCTATCCATTTAAACCGGCAAACTTACCAAATAAATTATTATTAGATAATGGATTGCCACCTTGAGCAAATCCAAAAGCTCCTTTAGTAGCACCTAGTGACCCTAGACCACTAAACCCTGCTCCTGCTGCACTACTTGCTCCTAGACTACCTCCTAGACTACCCCCACCAGTATAATAAGCCATACCTAAGTTTACTGCTGTTCCTAATATATTACTAAAAAAACTACCCTCTGCTTCTTGTGAAGCTAGGTCAGCTTGGTATTGTTGATTTGCTTGATTTGCCATTATTGCTGCTTGATTAAAATAACCGGCTTGATCTCGATTAGCTACGTTTTCACCACCGCCTAAGAAGTTTTGATAATTACCAAGTGCAGCATTTTGATTTCCAAAAAGTTGCTGCTGTTGTGCGTCCCCTGCATTAAGTAGATTTAAATAGTTAGTGTCTCTGTTTAACTCTCGTTCTCCTGCAAACAAAGCGTTTTGTTGTCGTTGTCCAGAAGTTACACCAACACCACCTCCTGTTGCAGCTTGAGTAGCCATTAGTCTATTAGTAGCTAACAGATCATCTCTGTTTAATCTATTACGCATTAACTTTAATCGTTCATCTGCAAACGTAACTGGACTAAATTCATTATACTGATCTCTAGTGTTGTCTGCTATTCCTAAAAACCTATTTCGTATATCAGATCCATCTGGAGATAATGTAACATTAGTAACACCATCTTTATTATAAGATGTGTTATACAAAAGCCCATCTGTTCTTGCACTGTTTGGTCTTAATTGATCTAGTGTCGGTGCTTTTACATCACTACCGCCACCACCAAATAAACTACTTAAAAACCCCATTATACTATCCCCTGTTTTGTTAGTTGTAACATTTGGTCATTCTGTTTAGCCATTGTATTTCTAAACGATTCTACTGCTGCACCTGTCTGTCTAGCTTGTTGTGCGTTCTCTATAAGCAACATTGGCATAAAAGTCATAGCACATCCAAAGTTATCTACGTCTTCTCCAGACTGTGGATTTTTACCTATGATGTGTGTGTACCACTGACACCCATGTTCTAAACATTCATCTCCAATTAATGGACATATCTTTTTCATTGTTAATCCTTAGAAGCTATGATTAAATCTAAATACTTTATGTTCATAGTTAGATCATGATCATGCTCTGCATTACCACCAGTAGACCCTGATGTAGCAGCAGCAGGTTGAACATTTCTATTGACACCCCCACCACGTTCTTGTAAAGCTCCATTAGGGTAGTCATAAGAGTGAGTATGTGCGGGTAACTCAGACACAGTTAGAGCATGTCCTTGTGTTGATATACTAGAACCAAACACAGAAGTAAATGCAGTAGCACCATGTGTCCCATCAGACCATGAACTGCTAGTAACAACACGCAATGCGTGGTCATTAAGACTTGCCGTTGTTACTCTAGTCCACCCTGTAGGGGCTGCTGTTTGATAGAACACCATCTTAGTACCAGAAGGAAATCCACCAACTCCACCATCTTGTAAGTCACCTGTGGCAGATAGAGTTGCGACATTACCAGCAGAACTAGGTACTGCTTTATTAGCTTTACTTCCTACTGCTGTAACTATAGCGTCAAAGTCATCATCGACCTCACTTCCCTTTATTAGTTTACTAGGATTACCAGTACTTAAACTGTCTTTTGCACTAAAATCATTAACCCTTGAATAATCCGTCACGTTGCTGAACCCCTTGCTAGTCTACCTAGCTTAATATATATTATAACTCTGGATATACAAAAACCAGAGCCATCTATGTTAACATCTAATCCTAATTGCATTGTGTCACCACTACCACCATGTTGCACCATAGCAAATCTATTTTCAGTATCACCAGACCACTCAGCTAAACCCCACTCACCTGATGACCACTCCGAGCCAGATGAAGCAGTTAGTGTTTTTGTTCTTCGATGTACACTATCTTTAAAGTCATATCCTATTGTAAAATCTACGTCATACCCAGTACCACCTAGAAAGTAGGCGTTATACTTTTTAACAAACTTAACTCTACTTCTAAGTGATGGGTCAATTTCTCCCATGTCTATCCAAGCAGACCTCCAAGACATTAGGTATGGTTTATTTATAATGAACTCACCCTGTTCTAAACCATACTCATTGTATCCAGAATATACTCCAATCGCACCTGCTTTAGCTAAGTTAAGTTTACCAGTTCTAGTAAGTGCCATACTTTGTGCATTTATTGCAGTCCAAGTTGTAACTCTAGGTGGACTAAATCCTTTTAGTTCAGTAGAACTTTGATATGATTTCTTAAAATCAAAACAATAAATCAAGTCTCCTACTTTTACTACGTACATTCCTAACTCAGGAACATACTCAGATTTAATAGCTGTGTCATCTATAGCAGACGGTAAATTACTACGAACTTCATTTATTAATTCATCTCTTATAAATACAGATAACTCTTGTAGAGGTACTTTTTCTAAAGATACTGTTCGGCTTAAAGCTCTCAGTCCTTGAAAAGATAAAAATATTAAATCATCACCAATGTTTTGAACAGAGTCTCTAGCAACACAACCAGTACCAACAACTTGGTCAACTATAAGTAAGTTATCAGGATCGTTTATTCCACTAAATATTAAAGTATTAAATCTTGAGAATATAACTAAGTTGTTATTAAAAGTTGCTATTGAAGTTATAAAGTCATCGTTTCTTGCAAACACTAAACTAGTGTCTATTGACCCACCGCCATTAAGAGTGTCAAACCTGTGAGGAAACGCTAACGAAGAATAGTCTACTGTTGTTCTATCTTCACGTAGAGCAAACAATCTACCATACGCTGACAAAACATCCCTTCCTTTTGGCATAAGTACAGTAGTCCATACTGCTGTATTGTCTGATGTACTTGCTCCTTCAGTAGTACCCCATGATGGCTCAGAACTACCAGATGTTCCTGCTGTCTTACATACTAGATAGTAATCAGTAGTAGGTGACGCTGCTGCTTTAACTGTTGCTCCTAACGCATAAGCTGTTCCTGTTGCATATGCTGCATGTTTACTATGTAGCGTAGCAAAGTCAGTAGCTGACCCATTCCAATATATAGGGTCTTCTCCTTGTGCAAACCCTATTACTTCTCCTTCAAAGTTTTGAAACTTCCAATGTGTTTCTGAAACAGCTATAGCACCATTCCTTTCTACTAGAGTACCATCCCCTGTACATATTCTACCTACTAGTACAGTTGTCCATCTAGCAGTATTGTCTGCTGTAACTGCTGCATCAGCAGCGTTCCAACTAGGCTCAGTTCCGGCTGATGTACCCGCAACACTACAAACTAGAAAGTAAGCTGTAGTTGGTACTGCTGCTGCTCTGACTACATCTCCTACTGCATATGCTTTAGATGCAGCCCAGTTAGTGCTAGTTCTAGGCTCACCTGTTACTGAAATCATATGAGTTGTTGTTGTGTTTTTAACATATTCAAACAAAGTATCTACACTAGGGTGTCCTAATACTGGGTTTGTTGTTGTTTTCTTAAATGCTTCTCTAGCACACAGCCTACCAAAAGCATCAAATACAGCATTGTCTGCTGTCTGCGCCCAAGCTCCAGACAAACCACCGGCATACGCTTCTGAATTAATTCCGTTACTAGCAGGTAAATCTATATTTAATGGTACAAGAGGTTGGCTAGGCATTAAACTACCACCCAATCACCTTCAGCACCGTCATCTGCTGAGTCATAGTGAGATCTATCTCTTGATATAGCAGTTGCTAGATAGTCATTATATTTTTTAGTTACTTCATCAAACAACTGACCACCATCTTCACCACGTTCAGATATACACCTAGCCCATGTTCCGTGCATTATAGCAGTTTCAGCACATGATAAAACAAGAACACTAACATCAGTAGTTAAAGGTTCTTGTGGATTATATGCCCAACATGTAAAGTTATAAACTGTATCTGGTACTGGATATAATTCTATAATCATATCACCTTGATTATCATACCCTCTAGTTCTCCAATAGGAAGGTGACGACTGTTGTTGTGTTCCTAATTTAGTAACTCTATTAAAGTACTTATCAGACATGTTTTTTAATTCTTTATCTGAAGATGTATTAAATACTCCTAGAATTTTAGTTCGTTCATTACTAGCGTCTTCTGTGTCGTATCCTTCTACTTTAGTTACTTGGAATAAATTACCATCTGAGTCAATTACAGACAGTGCTGTTGATGTTATATCAGCGTTACCTAGATTATATAATGATTTTCCAGATGTAGTG